TGCGCATAAAAAAGCCCGGCGTACCGGGCTCGAGTGGTTAGCTGACCGTGACGGTGCAAGCAGCAGAGGTGATTGTTTTGCCCGCCGCGTCAGTGACTTCGCAGGTGTAAGAACCAGCATCACCGGATACCACAGATGGAATGTTGAACGTCGAGGCGGTTTTGCCCGGAATAGCGGTGCTGCCTTTCTTCCATACGTAGGTGTAAGGTGCTGAGCCGCCCTTCATTACCACCGCCAGATCCAGCGCCGCGCCTGTGGCAACCGACTTGGTGGCCGGCAGGCCGGTCAGGAACGCCAGAGGCGTCACGGATGAATCGGCGATCGGGTAAATCTGCATGTCCGATTCGAAGTTCATGCGCGCCTCGTTACTTTCCACGGCGTTGATTTCCGTTCGCGGCACGCGCTGGAACGATACTTTGGCTGAGTAGAAACGATCGGCTTTGCCGCGTGGGTTATGGAACCAGACCGCCGTTGTGTCGCTGGAGTCATCCAGGTCAATGAGGCGTTTGTAGATCGCCAGTTGAGGGTCATGCGCAAAGGTGTAAACCTGAACCACCGCGTTTTTAACCGTTGGGATAGTTCGCGCTTTGTCATCTTCGAGGAACTGCACACTGATGGTCTGCTGGTCACCACCTTCAGTTGATAGTGTCATCACCTGAGGCATGGTGATCCATGAGTCGATTTTGCGCAGCGTGCCCGCGCCAGTGCCTGCCGGGAATTTGGTGGTGTCGGTAGTATCGAATGCTTCCAGCACGATTTTATTACTGGTCACCGATTTTACGCGCAGCACCATGTTATCGAGCTTTAACCAGCCGGAACTCACCTGAACTACGTCACCGGCCAGAATGCCGGAGGCCGATGCAACGGTCAGTTCGCATTCCGTCGCGTTAGAGGCTGCGGTAAAGGTGATTGGGGCTTGATAGGCCTTGGCCACGTTCACACGCGAGCCGTTAGGGATTGCGAATGCCATAGCACTCTCCTGAATTTAGGTAATAAAAAACCCGCCATCTGGCGGGTCAGTAGTCAGAGCGATACTGCATGCTGACGGGGATGGTGTAAGTTATGGAACCACTGGAACCGTTGGGCGCCGAGGTTGGCCGGTCCTGGATGGGTTGTCTCACCTGCGGCGGGCCGTTGATGTAGACGGTCAAATCGCCGTCCACCAGCGGCAGTCCTTCAGGGAATGCATCTGCCACCGACTGGGCCAGCCCTCTTGCCTGGCTCACGCCTGAGCCTGCGGGAGTAATGATGTTTACCTGCAAGATCCCCTGATAGGTACGCATCAGACCTTCTATGTCCTGACCTACAGTTTGTGCAGGTAAAACATAAACACGGGCGTATGGCGCATCCGGTGGATCGAATACGATATTCGGCCAGGCGATCGGCAAGCCGAGAGAAGCCGAGATTATGGCTACCCGGCTCTCCAGCAGGTCAGCTATTCGCATGGACTGATCACCGACCATTGCGTACCTCGCTCATTGCCTCTCGGAAATATTGCGCAGCATCCAATGCGGTCAATCCAACCATGCCGCCGGGCGCCTGATTCGAATGACCATTCTCCAGCGCCTGGGCATATGGCAGGTTATTGGTAAAGTAAATCGAGTTCACCTGCCCCACCCGGAACACTTCGAGCACCGCCAGCCCGCGGGAGTTGGAACCCTGCCCGGAAGCATCTGGGGTATCGTTCGTCTCTGTAGGCTGGCTGTCGAGACCCACATACCAGTTATTTTTGAATCGCCCGCCGACATAACCCTCTGGCTTTTTGATGTCCATCGAATCGTTGACACGCAGGCCTCGCCTGAGCCGCCCTGCTTTTGTAAGGTTGGCCGGATCATCACGTAGCGCCGCGTTATGCTCTCGCACCGCGGTGTTATAGGCTGATGCCGTCTGGTTTACCTGCCAGATTTCTGGCTGCCCGACAGGTGACATGTCCACCAACCGCCCGAGGATGTTGATACCCGTCCGGCGGACCGCCTCCTCAATCTCCTGCTTTGAACCATCTACGAACAACTGAATGGCAGCCAGGAACGGCTGATTTGCAGAACTGGTCATAATCAGGTCCTCAGCTGGATGTTATAGGAAATCAGCACGTCTGCGGGCTTAACCGGATTCGGCTGAACTACGCGCCACTTTTTGCCGTCGATATCAATGAGGTCGCCAATGCGCACTTCCGTTTTAAACGTGGCCGCCAGTTTCTTATCGCCCGTAGCAATCAGTGAACCGTCGATTTCACGCGTGGAGTATTCGGTGATAACGCCGGTAACGGTCGCTGTAATAGGCTCGGTGATAACCTCTTTCCCGTACTGATCGCGGGTGGTAGTACCTCCGCGAGTCAGTTGGTAGGCTTTGCCGTTCTCCGTCAGCAGCCGCGTTGCCGTGGCGCGCATGCGGCGATAGTCGATTGCCATGCTACCCCCTTTCGATCCGGACCTGGTTGCCGCCGACCACAAGCCCGCGCAGCGAGGAATAGAACCAGGGGAATGATGGAGTAGCCTTATTCGTTCCCGGCTCGTACTGCACAGAGACCGCCCCCTGTACGCTCTCAGCTATGACCGCGCCGCCACCGGAGACCGACGGCGTGAGGTCAATCTCCTGCGACTCGATAGCCAGGCGGCATTGGGCATCAATCAGGCGCTGTGGAATAGCATCATCCGGCAGGTCCACACCATCGAAGCGTACGCCGGAGCGCGGCCAGGATAGAGGCTGAGATGCGCTGGAGCGCTGACCACGCCAGGACCTGCCTTCCAGAAAGTCCATCGACTGCATCAGCATCTGGCTACACTCGCCATCTTCGGCAGGTACGGTGTATCCGCGCGCCGCTGCAAAGACCCGCAGGTCGGACACGCTGGCGTAGCTGTTAAAGTCCGGCGAGTGGGGATCGGCAACCAGCATGGTTATTCCTCCAGACGCCAGTCCAGCGCCAACCAGTTATTCACTTCGTCAGGGTGAACATCTGCGCGCAGCGGGCCGCCTGGGAATTCTGGGGTGTCGCGAACCATGACCACCAGCTCAATACCCTGCTGTTCCTGCTGCTGTTCCTGCTTCTGTTCCTGCTGCTGTTCCTGCTGCTGTTCCTGCTGGGCAGGGTTATTATCAGCGGTCTGCTGAGCTGCAAGCTTTTCCGCTTCACGCTGCGCGCGCTGCTCTTTTGTTAATCCGGCCATCGGGCCTCCTGAATAACAAAGGGGCCGAAGCCCCACTGGGTTAACCCATGATGATGGTGGAATGTTCAGGCTGAACGGAGGCCACACCCCACGCCACACCAACCTCGTAACGCACCTGACGGTACTGGCGGTACAGCGCGATCTGGAAGGTGATGCCTGACACCGGGTCGGTAACATTCATCACATCGTCGGCGGTGTCTCCGCCTTTTGGCATTGCCGGGGTGCGGCACGCCAGCAGGAAAGCATTGCGGTCGAATGCCATGTTTGGCGTGAATTCGCTCACAACGGTAATAGCTGTCTGGTCTGCCAGATCCTGGCGCAGTCCCGGTGCTGCGATAGTGATGCTTGAGGCCGTAGAGGCCACAACCAGATACTGGTTAAAGTCGCCATCGAACTTAACCGCAGTGCCTGCTGCGATACCACCGGTGCCTGTGGAGATAGCGATGATGATATCGCCCTCTTTCTTCTCGCCATTGACCTTATAGCCCGCCGCCGTGCTTTTCGCGGTGCGCTTGATGTTGGCGGATTCGTGAAGGTTAAAGCCCATCACGCGGCCAATAATACCTTCACGCAGAAGCTGATCGGTACCTGCTTCGTTCGCTTTGAACAGAACCGACTGTTTTCCGCGAATTGAGGCCATCGCTTCGCCGCCCAGCACCATGCGCATGTCGGTAGTCGGTGCACCGTTATCCACTAAAATCTGACGCGCCAGCGCTGCATCAGACAGATCGTCTTTAATGCTGAATGGCGTCTCTTTTGGTGCACCAACTGCACGGGAAGATTTGTAGAACAGCGCAGCCAGGTCTGCGTCCATTTCGTTGCTCAGCGCGCGGAAGGCCTGAGAAAACTGATCGGCAAGGATAACGTCGTAGTTACCTGATGGCCCCATCGCCAACTGTTCTTCACCGTTCCATTTGACCGGAGCCATTTTTGATTTGGTGATTTTGACATCCACGGTACCAATGTTCTGATCACCGTCGTTTGGCGCGGTTGCCGCCGGAGTGATATCAACGGTGGTGGTTTTTGGTGCTACCGGTGCGGTCACGGTTTGGTCTTTGGCCGCGGCATCGGCCTTAGCGTTACGAGCCACTGCCGGGATAAAACCTACCTGCTCACGTGAAACGCGGTTAAGCGCCGTATAAATGGTCGGGATCAGGCCAGTCAAAGTATTAGACATGTATTTATTCCTTTCGATTAATCAACGATGCTTGTGCCGCCGCCAATCACAGCCTGTTGCTCTGCTGGAGGTAATGCATCAAACGCATCGCGTTTCATGGTTTTTTGCCCGGCCTGGTGCTGCGACTGGTGAGAACCGCCGCCGCTGTTACCGGACGATTTGAGGATGTAATCTTTCTGCGGATGCGACTCGACCAGTGACTCCAGCGCTTCGTCGAAGCTAGCCAGCTCGCCAGGCTTGGTGCGAGAGAACACCTTATTGCCCTGACCGTCGAAGGCCACGACCTTGCCGTCTTCGATTTTGAAGTTCTGCCCGAAGTACGAACGCACGAACTCAGCCGGGATCGCCATCTTCTCTGAAATGAATTTGGAGCCACCGAAGCGGCCGCCGATCATCTCGTCGTAGAGCTGGCTTTCGAGCTGTTTGGTCTTGCCGTTCGCTTCATCCAGCTGCTGCTGGAATACCTTGGTAATCTCAGCCTTAACCTGGTCAACAGCGCCAGCGTCGATCAGTTTTTTCTGGTCGATTTTGGTCATCATCTCCAGGGCTTCGAGCGCCTTGGCCGGGTCGGTGATGCCAGAGAATTTCGCGAGACTGGCTTCCGCCGCCTCCTTCGCTTCACGGTGAGTTTTAGCTTCACCGTTCAGGGAGGTGATTTTGGTCATCGCTGCGGCTGCGTCGAACGGGATCTCTTTGCCGTCATCATGGATGTACACAGGCATACCGTTTTCAACGACCACATTTCCGTTAGCATCGAGTTTGAGTTTCATTGTTTTGCTCCAGCCTTCCGGCCATTGGTAGTGGGTCATCCGACCCGATCACCGCGTCGCATCCGCTCAGCGGCAGGCATAAAAAAAGCTGCCCGGAGGCAGCCTTGATGTGAATAATGAGTTATTCAGAGCTTATTAATTATCC